GACAGTAAAAGACTTGGCTCCAATTCTTCCGCTTTTGGATGCTACTGCCGTTGAGAATCTTGGAAAAGCAGAACAGATCCGTGTGAATGGTGAAGTTTCAAAAAAGCTAAACGCCGGGGAAGACATTACGGCAAGCGACATTCGCGGCTGGTCAAATCGGCAGACTTTGCTAAGAGGACAGGAACAGCAGCAGTTTCAGCAAAGCTTTCTTGCAATGACTCCACAGTTTCAGGCTGCCGCAAAAAGCGGGATGACTAATGTGGTAAACGCTGCTTTTGCCGGAAACATGGATGAAGCCAGAAAGTCCGCAGCCGAAGTTCAGCAGGCTCTCTTGAACAGCAAAGACACAAGTCCGGCGGCAAGATCTGTATCTGATACGTTTGGAAAACTTGTTGGATTGATTGATTCAACTCCCAATATTCCAAAAGAAATATTGGCGCTAAGTGCTGTGAATGCAGCAACTTTAATTGGAGATGAGAATCTTTCCAAGCAAGCCTTGAACATCGTCAAGGAGTACGGTGATCAGACAAAGCCAGGCGGCAAAGACAAAGCAGTCGACGAAGAGAAACGCCAGTTGGATCTCGAGAAGGAAAGGCTCCAGATCAAGGAGATTGAGCAAAAGCTCAATCAAGGCAGAGAAGAAAAAATCAAAACATTTGCGTCTACTAACAAGTACGCAAAAGAGTTAAGCGAAACGTCTGCTCAAAATCAACAGACAGCAGATGTTGCAAGAGGAATTTTGCAAAAGCTTGATTCTGGAGAAATTGAACTTCCAAAGACATTTAAAGGAGCCGTGTGGCAGGAAGTAAAAGATCAATTTCCATTTTATCAAAACGACATAACAAGACTTAGAAAAGAATATCAAAAACTTGCAAACTCTGAAGTAATCAAATCTCTCCCTCCTGGTAGTGCGTCTGATGCAGACAGAAAGTTTGCTCAAGAAGGTGTGATGTCGAGCAAAACGAACCCAGAGCAGTTCCGAAAAGGAGTTGAAGCTATGGCAAGGCTTTCAGAGTATGCGTCTAAATACAACGAGGCAAAACTTGCTTGGGTGTCTCAAAACAACGGGAGCGCCGGCAGCTCACTTAAAGAGTTTGATGTGTTTGGTTCTCCAATTAAAAAAGGGTCTGCCTTTAATGCTTGGTGGAACAAAGTGGGAAACACCCTTGATCCTAATGCTACCGCTCCTTCCGGAGGGTCAACTGATCGCATTACTAACACCCCAGACATAACCAGCGGTCAAAGACGGCAGCAACCTGGGTTTCCGTTGCCTAGCAGTGGCGGCGCAGCAGATTTTGGGTTGTTCAACATCAATGGAGAAGAGGTCAGAGTAACTCCAAAAGGCAAATAAATATGCCCACGTTTACCGTCACGGCAAGAGGTCAAGAATATGATGTGGAGGCTTCAAGCGAAGCTGTCGCGGCACAAGCCGTTGCAAGAATGCTTCAGTCTCCTCAGGCTCCCGTGGAGCAGGCCGGAATGCTTCAGCAGCCCATAGAGGTGCCTGCTGCACTTCCTTCTGAAGCAGCACAGATTGCTGGTGGAGCCATCAGGGGTGCCGGTCCTATTGCTGTTGGAGCAGGTATTGGTGCTTTATTAGGTGCTCCGATTGCTGGAGTTGGCGCTATTCCTGGGGCGTTTGCTGGGGCCGGCGCAATGGCTATCTCTCAGTCGAAATTGGCTGGTGCAATGGTTGATAAAGTCAACCAGACTTTTGGAACAAACTACAGCCGTCCTGATGAGGCAATGCAGCACTTTTTGGCTTATTTGGGAGTGCCAAAAGCTGATACTGAAGCCGCTAGAATTGTTCAAGCAGCTACTGGTGGCATGGCAGAAGGAGCAGCAGGAGTTGGAATTGGAAAGGCCTTAATGGCAGCGGCTCCCGCAATGTCTGCCCCCGCAATATTAGGTGAAGCAATATCGACTCAGCCAGCATCACAGATGGCAATTGGAGGAGGTGCCGCAGGAGCAGCTCAGACGGCCAAAGAAGCTGGTCTTGGGCCTGTTGCTCAGTTTGGAGCAGGACTTGCCGGAGGAATGGCCGGAGGAATGGGAATGGGCCTTGGAACGCCGGCATTTAAAGCTGAATATCAGGCACAAAAAGAAGCAGTCCCGCTGACAGAAACAGCAATTAAAGCGGCTCGCGGTGACAAGACTGCAATGGAAGAGTTTGCTAAAAGAGCCATTGCTGATCCAAAGATGCAGAAAGCGGCGTCTGATCTTGGTCTTGAATTGTCTCCAGAGCTTTTAGCAAACGATCCGCAGTACATAAAGCTGGCTCAAGCTGTGGCTTCATCTCAAAACTCTCGGTTTGGCATTCAGCAGCAAGAGCAGCTATATGCCGTGGGACAGCGTGCCAACAAGCTACTCGAAGAACTCGGCGGAAGTTCAAACTTTGCAGGGTTGAGTGAAAAAGTTAAGTCCACAATGGAAGGCACTCATACTGCATTAAAGGCTTCTGAAGATTCACTGTGGAACAAGCTTCGGGAGACAATTCCAGCAAAAACTCCAGCACCAGGCACATCAACCATGGCTGAAATTAACAAAGCCGCGACTGAGTTTGGTGGTGTTGACAAGCTAGGAAAGATGGAGCAGTCTATTCGTAATGATCTTAACCCAAAGAGGATGTACGATAAAGATGGAATTTTTACTGGAATGAGAATGCCAACGTATGCTTTGCTTGAGCGTCGTCGTCAAGAAGTTGGCGAAGCTGCTCGAGGCATGGGGCCTTTCTCTGATGCCGGAATTGGACTGGCAAAAAAATATTACGCTCTTCTTTCTGAAGATGCCGGTCGCGTAGCTGAGGCTGTTGGTGCTGGAGAATTAAGCCAGCAAGCCAAAGCTTTTACTGTTCAGAGGAAACAGCTTGAAGACAAGTTGACAACTCTTTTTGGAGATCAGCTCGATAAAAGCCTTTCTGGCAAACTTCAGACTGCAACTAATGTCCTTGCAAAAGGTGATGTAGATCAACTTGTTAAGATACTTAACGCTGCTCCAAAAGAACTACGGCAAGAAATTGTTGCAACCGGGCTAAGTGAAGCATTTGGAAAATCGACACAAGCCAAAGGTGAGTTGAACTTTGATAGCTTTTCAAAATGGTGGCATGGGATTGAAGAAAACAAACAGGCAAAGGCTTTAGTAATGAGCAATCTTCCAGCCGAGTCTCGGCAGAACTTGCAGTCACTAGCCGATCTGTCCTCTCAGATTTCTAAAGTTTTAGCAGCCAAAGTAAACACCGGCAAAATTCTTGATGCCATGAAAACCGTTGAGCGACCAATGGAAAAGGTCGTTCAGGCGGCTAAGAATGTAGCGATGGGAGTTGCCATAGGTACCCCTGCTGAAGCTGCCGCAAGTGCTATTGGTTTTGGAGGACACGGAATCGGATATGCCGTTACCACTGCCGTTACAGGCGCACTAATGGCTAAAAAGTCTGCTCCGCTTCAGGCTGCTGATGAGCTTTTAATGTCGCCCAAGTTTCAGAATTTGATTCGAGAAATGGCAGCAAAATATCCGGCAGGTGCCCCCAAGGCTGAAGCTGAAGTCTTGAAGAGTTCTGCCTTTCGTAAGTTTGCTGATGCAGCTAACATACCGCAGGCAGCTCGCGCCACGTTTTTCTCATCAACCGTTGAACCTCAACAGGAGTCCAAGTAATGTCTATTCCTATAATAACACCTTTTCCCGTATTCAACGATCTTGACGGTACTCCGCTCGAGAACGGGTTCATCTACATTGGGACCGCAAACTTAAACCCGGAGACATCGCTTGTGAATGTGTATTGGGACGCTGCGCTTACTGTTCCAGCGGCTCAACCAATCCGCACAATTGGAGGATACCCAAGTCGAAATGGAACTCCTTCAAATGTTTATGTTTCGGCAACTAGCTTTAGCATCACGGTTCGCAACATAAACAAGGGCTTTGTTTACAGTTCTCAAAGTGCTGGAAGCCCTATTTTTAAAGGGTATCCAATTCTTGGCACAGATTCTTCTTTTGTTCAGGCTGGAAATGGCGCAATAACACGCACCATGCAGGAAAAAGTCCGAGAGTTTGTCTCGGTAAAAGACTTTGGTGCTGTTGGTGATGGAATTATTGATGACACTGATGCCATCCAGGCTGCTTGGTCTAATTGTGTGGAAAAAAATCAAGCACTGTTTTTTCCTTCTGGAAGCTATTTGGTTACTGACACTCTTAGCGAAGAACCAATTTTGTTTTATGGTGAAGCTGACAGTGCATTAATTTTTGAAAATTTTAGCGGAAAAAACGGCATTACGTATTTGGGGGCAACAACTGTAGGGCAACTAGGAGGCATCGTAAACATGCAGCTTATTGCCAAAAACCAGAATGGAGCTACTTGTGTTGAATTGCCAAAAGATGCAACTCAATATGAAACTTATTACACACGTTGGATTTTTAGTGGCTTGTATTGTCGCGGTAGCAATAGAAACTTAAGCGCGTACGGCCCTGCTTGGGATTTTGGGTTTGCTAAATGGATTCGAGTTTCTGACTGTTTTGGAGTTGATATTGAAAATATTGTTATCCAAGGACAGTTTGATATTAAGACAGACCCATCGGGTCAATTTGCTGATACCGGGATTGAACTTGATGCAGCCAGCGCTATTCTAACTGCACGAATTTCTGATTTGACTATTGGACCAATTCACACAGCAGTTAATGTTGGTGACAAAGCTTTTTACTCAATTACAACTTTTGATTTTATTGGGACGTTTCGCGGCGTATATCAATCTGGCACTACGCTTTACAATGAACCAAAAATTGCGTTTGGAAACATAAATGCTCAAGATGTTGGAATCTTTATTGATGGTCCCGATACTCGCGACATTGACAGTGTAACAATTCGCCGTCATTCGTCAGGATGGAAAGGAGGATCAGCAGCCTGGTATGGAATCAAGGCAGCTAACTCTACCAATTTAAATATCTCGCGTTGCACAATCCAGCCAGATGAAAGTGCAGGCGCTTTTACCGGCACCATGACAGCTATTGATTTAAATGCGTGTTCACTTGGTGTCTGTACTGGGAATTACATCGGAACAAGCAATGATCTTGGTTATAACTTAAATAATTGCACTGGTGGAATCATTGACCAAACAATTAGCGCACAAAATCAAGTCGCAGATGTGTTGTTTAATTTGATTGCAAACACTCGCGTGACTGCCATTGGCTTGTATGAACTGGTGTCCTCATTTGCAGGAACAGTTTTGAAAAAAGACTCAACAATTGTTGGTGCAATTCAAATGATAAATCAGTCATTTGATTTACAAGGCACTGGCAACATAACGTCTGAAATAACTCGCGTTAATGCCGCGACGGACAGTAAAAAATGGAGAACTACTGTAAGCACAACTCAGTGCAACAGACAGGTTGTCAGCGATGCCGGTTCAAACACAAATTACGAAATAGTAACACGAACAGGTACAACTGTAGATTCTATTGAATGGCGTTCTACCAAGTTTAAATTTAACAATGGCCCAGAGTTGTCAACTGGCTCAGGCTCGCCCGAAGGTGTTGTTACAGCACCTCAAGGTTCTTTGTATTTAAACAATTCTGGAGGAACTGGAACTACTCTGTACGTCAAGCAATCAGGCGCAGGAAACACTGGTTGGATTGGAAAATAATTTTTCAATGAACTGGATCAAATCTATACTTCCGACAATCGGCACGCTCCTCGGTGGGCCCCTTGGCGGGGCTGCCGTGGAGGCCGTGGGTAAGGCCTTGGGTATGTCTGAGGCTACCACTGACAAAGTGCAGAAAGCGCTTTCAAGCGGCAATCTTAGCGCCGACCAGATGGCGGCACTCCAAGCTGCCGACATCCAACTCAAGACTCGGATGGCGGAGCTGGGGATTGACGCCGAAAAGATTGCTCAAGCCGACCGAGAAAGCGCCAGGACAATGCAGGTGCGCACTGGTAGCTGGGTGCCGGCTTCGCTGGCTGTGGTGCTCACAATTTGCTACCTCACGATCATCTGCTGCCTGTTAACTGGAGACATGAAATTATGGGAGAATCCCACGCTCACATTGCTGCTGGGGGGGCTAACTACGGGGTTTACATCTGTGTTGTCCTTTTACTTTGGTGCATCGCACATTTACCCCACAGATAAGAAATGAGTTTACGAGATGAGGGGATAAACATCGGTCTTGGACTAGCCGGTTTGTTTGGTGCGTTAATGACCATGAGCAAAACCGCCGGGCAACATGCCGGCAGGACAGTGCTTGCAACGGTTGGCGGCGCGGCCAGCGCCAATTACATAACGCCCCTTGTGCTTCATATAACAAAGCTGGATGCAGAGGTTTACAGCTACAGTATAGCTTTTCTATTGGGATTTGCAGGGCTTCGCGCCATAGAAAAACTCACTCAAGGATTTTTGCCAAATGAACCCGCTAACACTCGCAAACGCAGTCGCTAATGTCATTGTAGTGTTTGCCGTGGCTGGAATGGCGATCCGTGTCTTCGGGGATCCCAAGCACAACATTCACCAGCACCCGGAATTATTTTGGATTCGCAAGTTTATATCGTCTTTGGTAATTTGCGGTGCAGTTTTGAATCTGTTTACGTTGTCCACTCCTAACTGGACAGAAGTGGTTCTTAATTACGGATTTGCATCAAATTATCTTTTCTCGCTTTACTACCATGACCGTGCTTCCCGTCCCTCAAATACCGGCGCTGCAACAGCGGTACCTAAACGGCGTACCCCCAGCCGGCCTTCAAATACTGGCAAAGGTAAACCGCGTTCTTCCTCCCGCCGGGCAGGACGGTAACGGTTTGCCTCCTGACACAATCACTCCGCATTCGGGCATCTACGATGAACACGGAAGACTCCCAACACCGGCATCAAACCTTACATTCCTCGCTCATGCTTGACCGTAACATCGAGGAGTTATTGAAGGTCAACTTTGTGAATCTGGCGGCTTTCATCGTCAGCATCTCAGAGTTTTCTGAGGTGGTTAAGCTGCTCGTGATGATTGCTTCGCTCGTGTACACCATCGTGAAGATTGTTCAAACCGTTCAGGAAATTAAGGACAAAAAGAAATGAATGTCGTTCAACAGCTTCTCCAGTTCCAGTCCCAGCTCAAGCTCTGGCATTGGATGACCAAATCCTTCGCCCAGCATGAGGCGTTTGGTGATGCCTACGAGGCCATCTCGGGGCAGATTGACGAGTTTATAGAAGTCTTCTTTGGCCGGTATGGTCGCGAGGCGCTTAAAGACGTAAACCTGGGCCTCAAGGCATCCGTGGAGGATTCCACCATCATCACCATTTTGACCGGCATGAGGAACTACTTTGCCGGCATGGACAAAGATCTGAAAGGTGCCACCGATTTGCTGGCTCTTCGAGACGACATGCTCGGAGAAGTAAACCACCTGGTCTACCGTTTGAGTCTTGTATGAGCGAGTTTGAGAAGGCTTTGAAGTTTGTGCTAGAGCACGAAACCGTCTATGCCAAAGGGCATTACGGAGACATGGATTTTGCCGTTGTGGAGAACGAGGAAGGGGATTCTGGGGGGCGCACAAAGTACGGCCTGGACTCTGCCAGTCACCCGGAGCTGAGCCTTGACACGCTCACCGTGGAAGAAGCCGGCATCGTGTACAAGCGATGCTACTGGGAGAGAGCACATTGTCCCGAAATGGCGTGGCCTCTTTCGCAGATTCAGTTTGATGGAGCGGTAAACACCGGTATTGGCCAGCAGATGAAGTTTCTGCAACGCGCCGTGGGAGTTAACGCTGACGGCGCGTGGGGGCCAAACACAAAGCGGGCCATGATGGAAACTATCAACGATATCGGCATGAAGGCTTTATGCATTTTTGTATGCGACCAGAAGGAAACTTTTTACCGTAATTTAGCCAAAGACAAACCAAAGACGGCACGGTTTTTGGCAGGTTGGCTGAACCGCTTAAACGATCTCCGCAAAGATTGCGATCTAGCGTAACATCTTCCCCATCAGTAACAAGAAAGGCGCACTTAAAAAAGTGCGCTTTTTTTATTGCACGCACAAACTGCGCACTGTAGATCTTTCACCGCCATGACAACACTTGATGTCACCGGTGTGATTCGGAAGTTCGGCGGCAGGGCTCAACTCTACAGAAAGTTGTGTCTTGCCAAGATCCAAATCAGCCACAGAACGATAGATAACTGGATCTACCACGGGATCATTCCCATGAACAGATTCATGCAATTGATGGCCCTCGCGAAAGACGAGGGATGGAAACTAAAACTCGACGACCACATTACTACAAAAAATGACAAACCCAGCAGAAATGACGGTTCCGCAAATAGCGGAAAAAATGGAAAGCCTACGCTCGACGGCGCAGTACATTAAGCTTCAACTTCAGCACCTTGAGGCTGAGTTGTTGCAACGAACCTCTGGCGATTTCATCGCTGAGATGGTGCAACGGGAGAAGAGCCATGGCTCGATCTCAAAAGAAATCGACGGCATCAAGCTGACCTACGATGTTAAGCAGACCATTTCTTGGAACCAAGACCGGCTGCGCTCCTTGTGGGAATCTTTGCCGCCAGAGATCTCAAGCAAGCTGATCAAGATCGAGTACTCAGTTTCGGAGGCGGTCTTTAAGAACCAGGTCGATCCCGGCCTCATTGACGCTCTGGTGGATGCCAGAACAACTAAACTTGGGATTCCAACAATCAGACTGAACAAAAAAGATGCTTAAATTCACAAAAGCGGACGACCGGCTCAAGGTCGCACGCAACAAAGTAACCATGTGCATTTTCGGCCCCGCCGGGGCTGGAAAGACCACGCAGGCCCGGACACTGGATCCGAAAAAGACCCTGTTTATTGACTTCGAGGCCGGCACGCTGGCTCTTGGGCGAGACTGGGCCAAAGACAACGTCTTTGACGTTCGCGGCGTAGCAGGCACCGTAGGGTGCCATCCGTGGGAGTTGGCGCGGGCTGCCGCGCTTTACATCGGCGGGCCGGACCCATCCGATACGAACGGCTCGTACAGCAAGCCAATGTACGACCAGGTCGTCTCAATGTTCGGTGACCCCAAGGAACTCGAGCAGTATGACACTGTGTTTGTGGACAGTATCACGGTGGCAGCACGCGAGTGCTTCAAGTGGGCGCAGACCCAGCCTGAAGCCCTTAGCGAGCGCACCGGCAAGGTTGATATGCGTGGATCCTACGGCTTGTTGGGCCGCGAGATGATGCGCTGGATCACCCATCTCCAGCACGCTCCCAAGAGCATTGTGATGGTGGGCATCCTGAACCGTGAGGAGGACGAACTGAAGCGAGTCTTCTGGGAGCCACAGATTGAAGGCTCTAAGACCGGCAGGGAACTGCCTGGGGTCTTTGACGAGGTGTTGACCTTGTCTAACCTCAAGGCCGAGGACGGCAGCCTGTATCGGGCGTTCGTCTGCCATGAGCAGAACCCGTTTGGTTTCCCTGCTAAAGACCGCTCTGGTTGCCTCGACATGATTGAGGAACCCAACTTAGCAAAGATCATCGCGAAGATTCGCGCTGGCAAACGTATCGACAACTTGCAGACTACACTTCCTACCAAATCCGAATAATATGTCCTTCTTTTCGCCTGAAACATCAAACACCGGCAGCACTTCAATTGAACTGATTCCTGCCGGAACCATCGCCAAAGTCGTCATCGCAGTGCGCGACATCAAACACTCCCAGAGTACCGGAGGCCGGTATCTGGATCTTGAGTTAATCATCGACGGCGGAAAGTTCGACCGGCGCCGTGTGTTTACGATTATCTGTGACCCGTGGGACGACAAGACCTCGGAGAAGGCCAAGGAGATGGCCGTGGGTAGCATCACCCGCATCATGGAATCCATTGGCGTGTTCAACCCGTCGAACCCGGAAACCTACAATGTGTTCAACAACGCTTCGATCAACGAAGTGGCGATGGCGATGTCCGCCAAGCCGGTACACATCGTGATCGGCATCCAGAAAGGCAAGGATGGCCGTGCCGACAAGAACGAGGTCAAAGAGTGGACGAGTCCTAATCCAAAAAGCAACGGATACAAAAGCTACACACTTGCTCAAAGTGGAGCTGAGTCCGTATCAACAGTACCGGCAGCAACTGCACCGCCGGTGGCGGCGAGGCCCTCTCAGACGGTTGGAGCAGTGAAGCCACCCTGGATCAAGTAGTCAACCGCAGGCTGTACTGGTTCAACACAAAAACGAACTAGCCAGTACAGCCTGCTTTCGGTACAACCCACCCCGTGTACGTGGGGTGCACGCGCAATACGCCATGCTACGCAGGGAGATCCTGCGGGAAGGTTCGTTCATTTGACCCTTGTGAAACAGCTATTGCGGCTTTTTTATGATTCTTCGACCAAGACAAAAACTATTTGTAGAGAAGTGCCATGCGGCACTTGATCAATACGGCTCCGCTCTCGGAGTCGCCCCAACCGGAGCCGGCAAAACCGTCATGCTATCGGCTGCCGCCTCACGGTACAATCGGACACTGATTCTTCAGCACCGGGACGAGTTGGTTTCTCAAAACCGCAAGACGTTCACTGCCGTCAACCCAAAGAAGAGGAGCGATCTCTTTACCGCTGACCGCAAAAGCTGGGGAGTGCACGCCACCTTTGGGATGGTGCAGACGCTGGTGAAGGAACGCAATCTCGCGACAATGCCAGGGGATCTGGATTTGTTGGTGGTTGATGAGGCGCATCACGTAGCTGCTGCCAGTTATCTGCGCATCATCGAGGAGTTCCGCGACCGAAACCCACAGGGACACATTCTTGGTTTAACGGCTACACCACAGCGTAGCGACCGCAAAGCCCTGATCTCGGTGTTTCCGACCGTGGCAGACATCATCCAGCTCGGAGAATTAGTGCAGGGTGGCTTTCTAGTGCGTCCAAGGGGAGTTGTGATGGATCTTGGGCTGAAGGCGGAGTTGGACCGAATTCCGAAGATGAGCGACTTCGACATGGACGAGGTGGCCGAGGTCATGGATAAAAGCCCGTTAAACGACCGCATTGTGCGAGAGTGGCGCACTCACGCTGGGAAGCGGCAGACGGTGGTTTTTACAGCCACTGTGGCTCACGCCCAGCACTTGTGTGAATCGTTCATCGAGGCCGGTGTGAGTGCCGTTGTTGTCCATGGCGAGATGGCTGGAGCGGATCGAGTCGCAACGCTGAAAGCCTTTGATGAAGGCCGGTATCAGGTGATACTGAACGTGGCAGTGCTCACCGAGGGCTGGGACTGTCAGCCAGTGTCCTGCGTTGTGTTGGTGCGTCCTTGTTCGAGCAAAAGCGTAATGCTTCAGATGGTTGGGCGCGGATTGCGTAAGCTGGATCCAGAGCGGTATCCAGGCCAAACCAAGAGCGACTGTCTCATCATGGACTTTGGCTACAGCCTTGTGACCCATGGCAATCTCGAGGCCGAGGTGCGACTGACTTCCAAGGCCAAGGACTCTGAACCCGGTGAGGCCCCTAGCAAGAAGTGTAAAGGATGCGGTATCTCGCTTCCGATCTCCACGATGATCTGCCCGATCTGCGGGTACGAAGACAAGGTCAGCAAAGGTGTCCTCGAAGAGTTCCGCATGACAGAGGTGGAGTTGATAGACGCTTCACCATTTCAGTGGGAGAACCTGTTTGACGGCTTGGTGCTGGTTGCGAACGGGATGCAGGCATGGGCAGCGGTGATCTCTTTTGGCGGCTGCTTCTGGGCCGTGGGTGCGGTTGAGAATGGCCGCGTTCAGAAGCTAGAGGGAAGTGACGACAAAATCATGGCGATTTCCAGCGCAGATGATTTCCTGCGGGCAAATGGAGACACAAGCCTGTGCCGTAAGACACGTTCTTGGTTGAACTTGCCGCCGACTCAGAAGCAGATTCAGATGCTGGGGAACGGGGCCTCGATGTTTAACATGAACCGGTATCGGGCAAGCTGTTTGCTGACTTGGAATTTCAACCAGCAAAAAATTCGTACAAAATTAACTAAAGCCGGCGCATGAACCTGCCGACTGAGAGACAGGCACTGGTATTCTGGCTGCACGCAACCGGGATGACATGCCGGCGGATCTCCGAGGAACTTGGCTGTTCACCGGAGGCCGCAAGAAACGTCTTGGTTCAAGCGCAACAGAAGGCGCGGAAGACCGGACTCAGCTACAGTGTAACACAACCCAAACAAGAACCTAATGAGAGCGGCATGGGAATTGCCATGCGGCTTGCTAAAGAAGCTAAACTGATATGAGTGAGCAAGAACAATGTGTAGCGGCAGAAATCATGCTGCTTGAGGCCGAAGCAAAGATAGAGCAGCTTTCCAAAGAAGTGCTCGCGCTTGAGGCCGAGAATCAACGGGTTAACAAAGTCATCAACGAAATGATCAAACCCTTTATCACAAGATTATGAGCCACATCTGGGGGCCAGAAGATCCGCTGCACGTCCAGGACGAGCCAACGTGCCCGACCTGCGAGCAACCCATGAGCCGGCACTGGCTCCATGCGCATGAGTGGGAGTGTGAGGGGTGCCAGGCGGAGGAAACAGACGCGCAGGAGGTGAACGCATGACAATTCACAGATCATTACACGGTTTGCCACCTGAAACGGAAACAATATGGACAGTTTTAAACCTTGGGGCCGGAGTGCAGTCCAGCGCACTGGCACTTATGGCAGCAGCAGGAAAGATTACGCCGATGCCGGATTTCGCCATCTTCGCTGACACGCAGGCGGAGCCTGCAAGCGTTTATAAGTGGCTGGATTGGCTGGAGACTCAACTGCCGTTCCCGGTGCACCGCGTCACAAAAGGAAACATGACGGAGGCCATGATGACTTTCCGGACGGCTAAGGATGGCAGAGTTTGGACTAAAAGCATGATACCGGCATTTATGCAGGCACCAGATGGTAGTATCGGATTGCTTGGAAGAGCGTGCACGGCAGACTATAAAATTACGCCAATTCTCCAGAATCTGCGTCGTTTATGCGGCATCAAGCGTGGTGAGAAGAACCTCAAAATCACACAATGGATCGGCATTAGTTATGACGAAATCCAGCGCATGAAGCCAAGCCGAGACAAGTGGACTCAGCACCGCTGGCCGTTGATTGAACGCGAAATGCGGCGGCATGATTGCATTGTGTGGCTCAAACAACATGGCTTCCCTGAGCCACCGAGAAGCGCGTGCAGCTATTGTCCATTTCATAGCAACAAGGAATGGCGCAGGCTCAAAGAGCACGAACCAGAAGCGTTTGCGGAGGCCGTGCGCGTAGAGCAGGAACTCCAGCGCACCAAAGCGGCCACTGACAACATGCGTTCGGTTCCGTGGTTGCACAAATCCTGCGTGCCATTGGAGCAGGTTGATCTTTCCACCGAGATGGACGCCGGTCAGGTCGATATGTTTGGAAACGAATGTGAGGGGCTTTGTGGGGTATAATAATATGACCTGGACACGCACCTACCGTTGCACTGCCGACTACCGGCCATACCTGCACTGGCTCATCGAGGCCGAGTCGCCATGCACTGCGCGATTGGCACTGGCGCAGATGTTGGGCATTCCATACGAGCAAACAGACGCACAGGCGCAGGCAAATTGAACACACAGAATTGAACACGAAAAACGCTGATGCGTTTAAACCAACAGAGTAAAATTGAACATGAATACACCAACGGACATAATAATATCGGCATTACGGATTTTGGTTAATGACATACAATCCCCGGATGGCGTGCCTAATGCCTGCGTGGCTCAAGCCGCCGACAGGCTGGAAGAGTTGCAGCGGGCAAACACCAACACACTGGCAGACTTGGCTGTGGCGATTGAGCAGCGTGACGACTCGTACGCCGAGGTGGAGCGGTTAAAGGCTGAATTAACCGAGTCAATCAGAGAGCGTAACAAAACGGTTGCCGATCTCATCAAGCAGCGTGATGAGGCGCTCAAAAATCAACAACCAACAACAATTGCGCAGCGGTTGACGACCCACCCAGAGCCATCACGGCTAGAGATTGCGGCCCTGCTGTTGGCTGCCATGTGCGGATCGCAGTACACATGGACAAATGCTGAGGGGCTCGCGCTCAGGAAGGCAGACGCACTCATCGCAGCAGCAAAGGAGGGAAAATGACCGTTATGCCCGCAAATAGCACTGGCTGGTTTTGGCATTGTCTAGCTCGGGAGACCGGGCGCATCGGGCACCTGTTTTCGCCAGACGCTCAACGCGGCCCGTGGCCGTGGATGCCGTACGCATTGGACAACGGAGCGTTTGCAGCTTGGGACATGGCCGCTAATGTTTGGGATGAATCAAAATGGGACGCCAACGCATGGCGGCGCATGATTTTTTGGGCGCAGTCTCAACAGCAGCAACCACTCTGGGCCATTGTGCCGGATTGGATCGGCGACGGAGATAAGACCATTGAGCGTTGGCATCAATTTAAGAATGAAATCCCGTTTCCAAAAGCCTTGGCAGTGCAGGATGGAATGACGGCAGAAGCAGCTCGGGGGTTAAACCCAGACGTTATTGCGGTCGGAGGCACCACTGAATGGAAATGGGCGACCGTTGAAATGTGGGCAAAAGAGTTCCCGCGAGTCCATGTCCTTAGAGTCAACAGTCCTTCAAATTTGGATTACCTTGAGTCTTTGGGGATTGAAAGCTGTGACGGCACGGGGTGGAATCGCGGAAACAAAAATCAAACCATGGGACTGGAGTTATGGGCAAGAGAAAACCCACAACCGAGGACTGACCTGCTGACACCTTTTACTTGCAGACAGCAACGCGACAAGGAGCAAATGACCTTTGCATGAGTCCCCATGAATTACATTTACACTGGAAAAACAAACAAATGATATTAACAGAAGAGCAGCTAAAATCTTTGCGCGAAGCAGCATTGCCACTCATGCAGTGGCTTGCCGAAAATTGTCACCCGCACGTCACGGCTATCGTGGATAGCGAGCACGTTGAGCTTCTTGAGGGACTAGCAACTGCGCGAAGACAGCCAAAGGAGGCCAAATGACCGACGAACAGATCAACGCGGCGATTGCTCGGGTGCTTAATGCTGACGAGCACTGGATGGTTCAGAAGAACTACTGCACCGACCTGAACGCGATGCATGAGGCGGAGAAGGTGCTGAGAGACAAAGAACTGCTCTTTGAATACGGAATGCACATATCAAACTCTCATCATTACGAGTATTTACTGAGAGCAACAGCCCGCGAACGCGCAGAAGCGTTTCTCAAAACGCTGGGCAAGTGGGAGGAGGCAGAATGAATCAAGTCACAATACCAGCAGGAGAATTTATTCGGATAACAACCCGTATTTTGGAATTAGAAAAAGCATTAATTGAAATTGCATGCGGAAGCGGATGCCGCGAATCGGCAAATCAGATAGCACTGAAAGCGTTAGCAACTACCGAGGAATCCTCGGCAGATCATTTGCGTGACGCCACGAAAATGATAAAGGAGATTAAAAAATGAGCAAAACTATACTTGTGTTGGTGCTTATTGTGATTGGGTGTTTTGGAGTTAAGTGGAACATCGCATGGATACAGTCAATCACATGTCAGTGCCAGTGCCAGAAAGAGGTGCAAAAATGAGCATCCACGACGAGCATGAGATAGAGCGGCTGCACAATTCTAGTGAGCAGTTACGTGAGGCTTTAAAAGCCAGCGAGCAGAAGCTAAAAGAAGCCATGCGCCTGCTTTCTGAGGCTTGCTGCGCGAAGGACGATATGCTGAATGGACAGATCTGGCGGCAACGCAAGGCAAACCTGGAAGACCGATAC